CTGGAGGTTGTGGGCTAAATCGTTAGGTGAAAAACATGGACGAAATGACCGAGAGGCAGATATTATTGCTATCATACGCACCTGTATATTTGCTAGTTACTTGGTCACTAATGTTTTTATTATGTCTGGGGTCGTAAGACACTGGAACGATGTTCCGGCCACGAAAAACGACCTCCATTTCCAAAAATAGCGGAAAAAAAATTCTGGGGCTTTTTGACCTGCCAGGGTCAGCCCCAGTTTTTTTATGTCTATTAGATATTTCTAATGTTTTCTGTTCTCTTCAGTCTTTCATCAACATACTGAGAAGAACGGGTATATTTCATGATTCTTTCAAAGTCACTAATCATAGAACTTATCAATTCTTCTCTAGGAACGTTAATGGTTCTCTTATCATCATTTTTTTGAACTTCCCACTCAAAGTATGAAACTGATTTGACGGGAGTTTCTGTTACAATTTGAGATCCTTTTAGGTATTGAATGTTAAAGTTCTCGTCTACAACTTTACCTGCGGGAACAATAAGTCGATTATTTAAATCTCTAAATTCAGTTGTTTCATAGTGGTGAATTTGAACTAACTGATCTTCTGTGTAATTCTGGGTCAAATACACGTTTAGATCATATTGAGTCATTGGCCAATCATTCTTAATATCAATTATATTATTTGTAATCAAAATAATCCAATCTAAGTCGGCATTTCCATAAAGTTTTTCAGCAACAACATCTGGTCTATCGTCTCCAAGAATATTGTATTTTGTAAAACTTACAAAACGATTAAAAAGATCTTCTCTTATTACTGCTCTTCTGAATAAATTTTTGACACGAACAGTATCATCACCTTTGGTTTTATCGTTTAAAAGTGATGGATAGTCTAGATCTGGGAGTTTTCTAAAATAGTTAGCCATTAGAATCCTACGTCGTCATCTGAGAAGAATGTTTTCTCACCAGTTCCATAATCGGTATCATAAATTGGTGCAAGTTCTGAGAAATTCATTTGCACTATTGTAGTCACTGGTTGACTATCTACTTCATATGTAGACCATCTACCACTACCACCAGTGTAATCAACGGATAAACTTGTCAATGCACAAGTTTTAATCTTGTTTACACCTTTAATATTACCAGAAACGTTTTTATATTCAAGTTTAAAAACGTCTGGTGTACCAAGAAGTAAGTTGTCTCCACCTTCACCAGAGAAAAACTTTACTCCTTTTTTGACAGCAGATCTCTGTTTTAAAACTCTGATGATATTGCGAACTCTTTTAGCTTCTGTATCACTTCTAGGTGTAAATCTAACGGTGAAAGAAAATGTTCTTAGTGCCGGCCCAGTGAAAAGAAGTTCTAGGTTTGGATTTTCTACAACACCACCAAGTCTTGTGATTGCTTGATTAATATCAAAATTAATACCCAATGCACCACTAATAGCACCTGCTATTTTGTTTGCAATAAACCTTCTTCTAATGAAAGGATTTGATATTGCCTCAAGAGCAGCTTTTCCTATTCCAGTTGCCGTATCACCTAAAGCTTCAAAACCACCTGCTATGTTATCCGTTCCTTCTTGAAGTAGTGGTTGTACTACAGCCTTTCCTAGTTCTCCTGCTGTACTGGTCATTCTTCCACCACCCCATTCAACAGTATTTTGATCTGCAACGGAATTGGGAACAGGAATTTGAATAATTTCTAAACCTTGTTGTTGTCTTAGATTTCTTGTAGTATCAACTGCCGTATTAATGGTTGGAAGTTGTTTAGCTGGTTTATATGAAAAAACACTGATTTGGAGATGATCTTGAACACTTGTATCCATATCGGATGGATATTTTAGAACTCCACCACCTCCAATTAGGTTTTTATATGATTTATTTGTTGTGTCTGGAACATTCTTTAAAGGATTATTTACTGCGTCTATTACTTGAGATGTTAAATTTGAAACAGTTTCGGTTGACTTCTGTAAAAAATTGTCTAGTAGAGCGCCATCTCCAATTGTGGGTAATGTTGCATTTGGATCTGTAGCTTCAAGATTAATTCTTTGATTACCAATAGATCCAATACCTTGACCGACAGCTAGTTTTAAAAAACTTTGGCCACCGTTTGATTCAATAATATTTTGATCGAATACTGATCCTCTATTTTCTTCTGGAATCGTTGTGGTACTTTTTAGTGTAGATGCGTCTTTTATTTGAAACGCAACAGTTCCAGTATCACTTTGATATTCTGCTTCAGTGCCAATAACCACGGAAAACGTATCGGCTATTGCATCTCTTTTAATCCAGAATACTTTATCTGATGTTGCGTTGGGTTTAAATTTTTTCTTAGGATCTATAGTTTCAGCCATTACTTATCCCTCCATACTCTATAGGATGGATAATCTACTCCATTGGGAGTTACAAATTTTTCGGTTGGTAACAGTGACACGTCTGCCATCTCTGATTCTGGTACTCTCATCATGCCACCTTGTATCCCACCAAAGTAATACCTGTGTAAGGTTTTATTGGGTACAACTACACCATCTCCACTATTTAGAAGAGATTTTGCAACACCTTGTCTTAGTTTAGGTGCCAAGTAATGTAGGTTTGCTCCCAGAAAACCATCTGGGAATGTATTAACTATGTATGTAACTGGGAACTGATCATAATACTTCAACCGATTGGGTTTGGTTGCGATGTAATTGAAGAAGTACATCTCTCCAGCTTCTGCTGGGCCTGACTGATCTCTATCTCCGTCTGGATCGTCATACTCAAAACCTTGATAATTCTGGAGAACTTGTGCCAAGGTGCCACGATACCAATCGCGGCTGCGATTCTTATTACCTGCTTGAGATTTGACGATGGACGCGATACTCATTTAATACCTAGTTCTTTCTCAGTAAAGATTTTGAACTCCCAGAGACGATCATCACAGAACTCTTTACAAGCTTTCCATTTAGCTTGATTAGTGCCCCAGGTATAAACCTCATTCACCCATGTTTTTGTTTTCTTGGGTGGATTTGGGTTTGGTTCTTTACACTGTTTTGCGGGTTTGATCTCTACAACCATTCGACGCATTTTGCCAGTCGCGTCGATGTATTTGATGTAGAAATCTGGGAAGTACCTTCTTTTCTTTCCTGTCACTGGATCCTTGTATGGAACAAAGAACTCTTCACTACCCCATTCAAGAATATTTTCACTATCATCACAGTATTTCATGAATTTTCTTTCCCAAAGAGACCTATAAACGATGTTGGTTGGATCGCCTTTATATTTCTTTGGATTGGAAGGTCTATACTTCCCGCTATAACTCATAAATAACTCTTAACTGGCTGATATCTATTTAGAGTTAAATGTCAACACCAAGAAGATACCATATAGATGATATCAGGTCTAAATTTCAAACTGTAGCATTATCAAATCATTATCAAGTTTTCTTTGAAACCAATGCTTCCATACTACAGGCAGCTTCAAGGAGAGGAATAGATAATAGATTTGTTGTTGAAGATCTTGGATTGTATGTTTCCGATGCAGTTCTTCCTGGATCAAGTTTTGCTGATATTGAAGTTGCAGGTGATCGTCAAGGTATCACTGAAAGATTTCCACAGAATAGAATTTATGATGATGTAACTTTTTCGTTTTATGTGGATCGTGACTATAATGTCTTAAAGTTTTTTGAAACTTGGTCTGAGTTAATTAACCCATTAAGAGATGGTGCTAATGGTATCAATCCAGATGTGATGAGATTGACATATCCAAAGTTTTATAAATGCAACATTTCAATTCATAAGTTTAATAAGGATAATTTTACAGGCCCAGATCCATCAAGAAATGCCATCGCATACACTTTCATTAATGCATGGCCTTACTCTATTGCATCAACACCAGTAAGTTATTCTGGTTCTAACATTCTCCAAATGAATGTTACGTTTAGATATGATAGATATACCGTAATGGGAGTAACTGTACCACAACCCATTACATCTGGAACTTCACCTACTGATGAAAATTTAGATCCAGGTGCATCACAAACTCCAATACCAACTGGGGGAAGTAGTAGTAGTCAAATTCAAAAAAGATTAATTCCTATTAGTCCAGGCGCTGCAGGAACATCTGGTGTTGTGTTCTATGATGCAAATGTTCTTAGTAAAACGCAAGCTATCATTCAGCGATCATATGTAAATTCTGCTGGCGACGCGATCTATTAATAACTAAATACTCACACTGATCATCTCATTATGCCTTTACCTACAATTGTTACACCTTCGTATGAACTGACTTTACCATCAACAGGAAAGACGGTTAAATACAGACCATTTTTGGTCAAAGAAGAAAAAATTCTAATTCTTGCGATCGAGAGTGGTGATACAAAGGACATCACCAGAGCTATCAAAGACGTTCTCAAGAATTGTATTCAAACCAGAGGTATCAAAGTAGATCAACTTCCTACTTTTGATATTGAGTATCTGTTTCTCAATATTCGTTCAAAATCTGTTGGTGAAAGTATTGATGTAATCATCACCTGTCCTGATGATGGAGTTACAGAAGTCAATACAAAAATCTATATTGATGAAATTCAAGTCAAAAAAGATGATGATCATACAACAGATGTGAAAATTGATGACACATACACAATGAGAATGAAGTATCCATCTTTGGATCAGTTCATTAATCAAAACTTCAACTTTAAAGGTGACACTGACGATATTTTTGAAATCGTCGCTTCTTGTATTGATATGGTCTATAGTGAAGATGAAGCTTGGTCTGCTGCAGATTGTACAAAGAAAGAACTAACAACTTTCCTTGAACAATTTAACTCTGCACAGTTCAAAGAAATTGAAAAATTCTTTGACACAATGCCCAAACTTTCACATACTGTTGAAGTTGAAAATCCTAAAACTGGTGTCAAGTCTGAGGTCACTTTGGAAGGTCTCTCAAGTTTTTTCGCTTGAGTATGGCTCAAATGAGTGCTGAGTCATACTATGAACTTAACTTTTCGTTGATGCAGTACCATAAATACTCTTTGACAGAGATTGAAAACATGATGCCGTGGGAACGTGATATCTACGTTTCCTTGTTGAGAAACTATCTTGAAGCTGAGAAACTCAAACAACAACAAGAACACGGTCTCGGTTAATGGCAGCAGGACTAGGTGCATTATTCCAAAATTTATTGAAACTTGGGGGAACCAAAGGTGCCCAGGCTTCGATGGGTTCTATGGCCCAAAAAATGTTTGGGTCGCAGAGACGTAGCACCGATGAAGTTATTGAATTAT